GCATTTGGATACTCACTTGCTATTTGTTTCACTTTCCAATCTGCTAAAGTATTATCTTTGTTTAAATCTCCTGAATAATAGTTGTCTGCGTACATATGAAGCAAGCTTCCTAATGTACTTGACTCATTACCAGTAAAAGTCTTTTCTTTTAAAATAGTATTGTTATACCATAATCCCTTATTGGATATAAAATTCCTTAATCCACTTGGACTAATAATTATATTGTTAGAATCACTATCTAACCAATCTTTATATTGAAATCCGTGTTCATCAAGTTTTTGCTCTTTGGTTTTATCTAATAAGCTCATCTTAATTCCTTTATCTTTTCTTCTAATTTTTCAATAACTTTTTTAAGAAAACTAGCATCCATAATTCCACCAATACGAATAATATCTTTATCATCTATTCTTGCTGCTATATTAAACTTTTTAAAATCAGATTCATAAGAATTGCAACCATAATCTCCAACAGTTCTTACATTTACAAATTCCCCTGATTGTGTTTGCATTTTTTGACTACAATCACCTATGCTATGCTGAGTCCAATATTCACACGTTCTACACATATTCATTTAATTCTCTCCTTTATTTCTAATACTTTATATACTAAATCCATATTATCTTTAGATTTAACTCCCTTATAGTCTACAAGAGCTTTAACTAAGTTACCCTTGTGAATGTGTAGGTAATGATTTAAAACCTCTTCACAAGCTTGTATGGAGTTTAAATCAATACTTTTACTATCTAATAAATCTTTATGATATTCAGGAACAATTCCACATATACCTTTTGCTTTATCTCCCTTATGTTTTACATTATAGTTTAATGAGCTTTCTGTAAATGCTAAAGCTATAATTAAAGCTCTATTACTAGGCTTAATATCACCGTAACTCCTTTACTAGTCTACTTGTATCGTTGCAATCTTTTAACTCTTTCTCTGAACTATCAATATACTCATTTAAGCTATTAAGATTATCAATGGCAGTTTTATATCTATCATCTAACCAATAGACAACTTGAATAGTATCATTTAGCTCTTTGGATAACTTACTTAAGTGATAACTATTCTTAATTGATATACCAAATTGAATTAATAAAATGAAAGACAATCCAACTATGATTAAATCCTTTTTCATAATTCAACTCTTTTAATGGTAGTAGTTATTTCTAACATTTCATATATATCATAACCTTTGGATAAAAAAGTATTTAACTCTTCTTTTGTTTCAGCTATGAACAATTTACCTTCTTTATATACAATCCATTTATAAACTGTTTTAGTCATTGCCCTTACCTTTCTATTATTTTTAATTAATTGTTTGTTCTACATAGCTCTATGGCTCTTAAAACACTATAATATAGTTACATCAATTCCTTTATATAACTTATTTCTTCCATTTGATATAAATTTGATAAGAAACTCATTAGTGTTATAAGCTTTTTTATCTGTTATAACTAAGTTATCATACCAATCTATTTCAATATTTAATATTCCAGCTAAGCCAATTAATAGAAAATCTCTATCAATAGTCATAACATCTTCATTCATAATATCAGGAAGATCAATCATTTCTACTTCTTTTTTTAACTGTACATCAATACTTGCTTTAAGTATTTTTCTATCGATTTGGATGGTATTTTTCAATTTAACAACTCCTTATTTTCGTATATGTTTCCAATAACTTCAAGTTCTTCATAATCATATAAACTTTGACCTATTGAAGAACCTCTAACCCTATCGCTTACTACTTTTAAATCTACATAATAGCCATTATCCCAAACTATTACACCAACATAATTAAGTTCATCACATTTTTGATTGCTATCTGTAATTTCAGAAGCATTCCCATAGAAAGGATATGATTTTTCAATTACAATATCACCCTCATAAATCTCTACTTCATTTTTATCTTTTAATCCAGTATATTGCATAATTTTAAATCTACTATCTTCATTGTAATTATGACAACTATCTCCTATATATTCCATACAATTTGGATTTACTGTTATTCTAGTATCACCATAATCACTAAATATAATATCTCCATTAGGTACAAATATTTGCTTTTTTGTATCCCAAGCCCTAAATTTAAATCGTGAATTGTCCATTTTGTTTCCTTTTTCTTTCTATTATATGATGTTTTATATGTTCAGTTGCTGTCATAAGCTGGAGATTCTAAATACTCTTGTATTAGCTCATTTATATCTTCATTTAATTGTTTTAAATCTTCCATTTTATCTCCTTTTTTTTATTTCCAAGTATCTTCGCTTATTGCTCTCCTGACAGCATCTATATTATGATGAAAAAGTCCTAACCTAACATAATAAGGTTTTCCATCCTTTATTGAGCAAGTGTTATGTAATCTCTCAAAATCTAGTGTTTTGTTTTCTTTATTTATTTTTATAACTTCTCCAAAATAAACACAGCTAGGTTCTCCTGGTAATTTGACACAATATTCATATACATCTCCTATTTTAACAATACTAGGCTTAATATAATTCCAACTCATCTTATTTTATATCCTGCGGGATAGATATTAAAATCAAATTCTTTATCTTTATTTAGCTCTATAAGCTCCATAAATTGTCTAATCGTTAAGTTAGATACATTTATCTTAATTCCATCTATTATCACTTGTATCATAGTTCTTTACTCCTAATTTTCTTTAGTATTGTTTTATATTTGGTTAAATGATTAGGAATATCCCAATCATCATCGTATAACATATAACTCCTACAATCATTTTTATCATTAAATATAGTTATATCTATTGCATTTCCATTTATATATTTATAACCTACTTGTATCTTGTATTCTTCTGTATTCAGCTTTATAGCTTTACAAACTAGTCTTTTGGCTATGTTAATTAATAATTGATTCATCTTATACCCTTTGTGTAGTAATCTATGTGTTGTTGTATAAACTCTTTTTGAGTTATATCCTTATCTATATATTTATCTAATATATCTGGAATACATTCACATATTAAGTCATAAACATCGTCCGCACTGTTATCTATATATCTTCCTTCAGTGTTATATCCATAGTTTCTTAAATCCCTAAATGGATATGATAAATCCTTTATATGTTCAAATATATAAATAACTTCACCTAATGCATTAATATAATGCTTATTTAATTCTATTATCATCTTGATACCTCCAAAATTTCGTACACTTCTGCCTCTATATAGTTATCTGCAAACGATAAATAATCTATATAATCCAATTGTTCTAATGGTTCATAATCAAAGTCCATCATTTAGCTCCTTATTTTCTGTATAAAATTTACAATAAAATGATTTATGAACCATATTATTTTCAATTGGCATACTGTCAAAATTACAAACAAACAAAACTTCTGATGCTGTTTTAGTAGAGTATTTACAAGTATTACAACTTCTTTTGATAATATACTTATGAATCATATTTTTAAATATTCTCTTTGCCCTGCTGTTAGCCTGCTTTACTCCACTATTAAAAGCTTCACTTGCACTACTTGGCTGAACTAATTTATTTTTAAACTCATCATAATTCATCATAATTCTTCATTATGTATAATGTTCATTAGCATTCTTTTTGCATCTTGCATAGTACAATATTCATTTCCAGCCGGTTTAAATATGCTATGAATAGTATCACCATTATTATTTGTGTAATGGTTTTCGCTATTTAATTTTGACGATTTAGTGCAAATTAATGTGTTTTCATCTTGAATGAATTTATCTGCTTTTTCTATATAGTCCAATATTTGAACCAACTTTTGTTTTGCTTTTGATGTCAATTTCATCTTTCTTTCTCCTAATATAATTTTAATTTGAGTTATACTCAATAAGATGTATATATGATATATACACCCTATGAATTAGCTATTCCATTTCCTCGCAATAATATTCATCACATAAAGAGTCATAATAGTCACTTAACCCACAGTTATACGCAATAGAATCTAACTCTTCTAATACTCTACTAGCTTCAAATTCTATATAACCAATTTTAATTATTGGAGTACACTCATTTATCATATCGTTATACATTTCAACTAATGTATCTTTTGTAATTTCTTCTCTTTTCATTTTCTACCCTTTTAATTTTAATTATAAGTATAAATACTTAATAGAACCTACTTTATTGTAAGCTCTATAAATACTAAAATATTTTATTTCCTAGTTTATAGATCAATCTATCTATATAACCAATTAGTTTTAAGATTTTATATTTCATTTTATAAATCCTATGTATATAAACTCAATTAACATTGCAATAGTAGCTAAGCCTATTAAACTAGCTACAATTATATCTTTGTAATTTGGAGTTGATAATCTTCTTCTTTTCATTTTAAAACCTTGCTTCAAATTCAGATAATCTTGAGCTTATATTTATATATCTACCATATAAGTAGATGTCATTTCCTTTTTCATCTTTATATGGAGATTTTATTTTTTCATAACTAGAACTATGGTTCATTTCGTAGATAGAATAATCTCCATTTGCTTTTTTATAGAAATCTTCTTCGGTAATATAGTTTAAGCTGTTTTTGCTTCTCACATAGTATTCATTGATATGTTTGCCACCAATTTGATGTACAACTACTTCATACTTTTTCATTTTATAATCCTTTTTAAGTCTTCAAATACATTGTAACTACTAAACACAATTCCACCACCAAACCAATTAGCAGTATATTTTTTTCCTCCAATGTTTCTAGCTATGCTTATAGCTTCATTATAATCATTTGCTACATCCAAGAAATGTATAACATATCTAGGATTTCCATTTACATCATTGTTTATTCTATATGTAGTAACTTCATTTCCATTTATAGTAAATGTATCTTTATTGTTGTAATTTGCCATTGTTTTTTCCTTTAAGGTAATATAATTTAATAAATAGATTATTATAATCTACTTACACAATTATAACTTGCCAGCTTTTAATGTTTTAGGGAATTTCTTACCATATAATCAGGATTAAGCTTAACCTGATAATTATTAGCTCTCTGGTGTTAACTAACTTACCCACGCGAATCAATTCCATCGCTTCACTCAACCTAAGTGATAAGAGAATTATAGTAGATTCTTTATTAAATGTCAATAGTTTTTAATAGTTTTTAATAAAGAATTTATAAATTTGCATAAAAGTATCGATAAAATAGGAAGAGTTAGAGTTAAATATTTTAGCAATACATAGTTAAATAAGTGACGACAATTAATATAACTGTATATAAGTATATAATTTGTAATAATATGTGTGTAAATAGATACGATAATATATATATATAAAAAAGTATGTAGAAGCTCGATAAAATCATTATGTTGATTAGGTGATGTTTATATGCTTAAATTGTTTGTGTTGTTTATATAGTGTTTGAATAGTATGAATAACTAGATCATTATACTAATATCTAACACAAATAAACAAAACAGAATCAATTAATTAGATCTAATAAGCTGCAGCAATTACATATAATATATGTTATACAACTTAAGTGTTATACAATAATATAAAGCTATATTCAAAATGATACATTAATATAATTAATTCTTATTAGTTACATAACTAAATCAATCTATCATCTACCATTGTTCTACATATATTATTACTAACCTGCTACATACTTACGAGATCCTTACTTCACACTTATCACTTGAAATTGTTTTTCAGTAAACTTTTTACTACCCGCCCCTAGGTAAAATTTGAGTAGGCTAGTATATGTGTATAGCAATAATACAAATTTTTGAATAAAATGATATATTTAGTAAGAACAAATAAGATATATTACACCTGTACAAATATTACATAATTTTGACAATACAGTAAGCACTAATAAGCATTATATATACTTAAGTTATAAGTTATTAATATTCTATTTGCATAGTAAGTAAAAATCATTAATCTAAAACATTTGTTTCTCCTTTCTATTTTTCTCCAAACTAAAACAAAATCTTACTATGCAGTATCTTATATAAGGTAGGTTTAATCCCTATATGACTCTAGTGGTTGTTTTGCTGGTGTAGCAGTTATATAAGATACTCTATTTGACAATACTACATAATCTCGTTACTATTTTGGATATATTTTAATTGAAGGATAATAATGAAGATAACAAGAACTAATCTAACTAAGAATGATATGAAGAATTTACCTAGTGTTAATGGTGATGAATATAAAGAGCAATGTGCTTATTATACAGAGTTAGTTTTTACTAAGATGAATAAGGTTGAAGCATTTAAGAAAGCTTTTCCTGATAGGTATAAGGAAGCTTTAGATAAGACTGGTGGTAATCCTAGTGTTGTTAATGCTAATATAACTAAAGAGATTAATAAGATAGAAAGAAGTAAATTTGTACAAGAATGTTTCTATTCTGCTAATAAGCATTGGTGGATGAAGTTCTTAGGCAAGAAACAAGATGTATATGAGAAGTTATATGATACAGCTATGGATGAAACAGAGAGTACACAAAATAGATTAAATGCAAGTAAGATATTCTTACAGTTTATACCTGATGCTCCTAAAGAGGATAAGGTTGTAGTTGAGGTTAAAGTTGGTTCTGATGAGTTCAAGGATATGTTATTAGAGAAGAAGAGAGCTTTATATAATGCTGCTAATAATGATATTATAGATATTGATACAGAAGATTCTATTGACTTAGGAAATAATTAGTGGTATAATAGTGGACACTAGGAGCTAATATGACACAAGAAAAAGTAAAAGAACTATTTATATATGACCACGAAAAAGGAATACTAATAAATAGAAAAACAAGAAATGCTAAAGCTAAGCAAGGTAATGAAGCTGGTTATACTCATAATGATAATACAAGAAAGTCAAATCATTCATATAGAGTATTAAAAGTTCTTGGTAAAGAATATTATACACACAAGATTGTATGGTTATATGTATATGGATATATTCCAGAGTGTCAAATAGACCATATAAATGGTAATTCTTTGGATAATAGGATAACTAATTTAAGACTAGCAGATAATATTGAAAATAGTAAAAATAGAATGATACAGTCCAATAACACAGTTGGATACCACGGAATAACTATGCACAATGGTAGATATAGAGTTAGAATAAATGATAATAGAGTTAGAATATCTTTAGGAGTATATGATACTTATGATGAAGCATATATGGTCAGAAAAGAAGCAGAATTAAAATATGGTTATCATAAAAATCATGGGAGAGTATGTAGTGAGGAATAATATAGATAGTTCACATATAGTTAAGTGTGATGATAACAAAGATAGTATATTTAAAAGTTCATTTTGGTGTAATGAAAAAGGACATAGAGCATTAACAAAGGAGGCTAATAGAAGAGAAGCTGAAGCAATAATGCTATTTGGACAGACATACTTTCCAGAGCATTTCCCAACTAATCATCCAGTTGTACATACTGACGTATTGGCTATGTTTATAGATAGTTATTACAACAAAAAAGCTTTAGCATTACCTCGTTCTCATTCAAAATCAACAATAGTTTCATTTCTACTTCCTATGTATCAAATGTGTTTTCACAAGAGAAGATTTATAGTTATAGTATCAGATTCAGAGGATAAAGCTAAAGATTTCTGTATTAGAATTAGAGATGAGTTAGAACATAATACTAAACTAATTAGAGACTTTACGAATGGACAAGGATTTAAAACAACTGATTGGTCTAAGACAGACTTTACTACTTCAACTGGAATAAGAGTTGTTGGAAAAGGAAGTAATCAATCGCTTAGGGGTATGATTCATAAAGATACTAGACCAGACTTAATTATACTTGATGACTTAGAAACAAATGAAACTGCTGGTAGTGAGAATATACTAAGGTTTGTATTAACAGATGTATTACCATCAGTAAACAGAAGGGGTAGTTATGATATATGTTATATAGGAACAATTATTAAAGACATGGCTATATTGCATCAAATGCTAATAAATGAAGGATGGGTTAGTGCCAAATGGGAATGTATGGACGAGAACGGAGAAATGATAGCTCCAATGCTTTTAAGTAAAAAAGAATATGATTCATCAAAAAAAATGTATTCTGACTTAGGAAAACTTAGTATATTTTATGCAGAAATGCACAATAATCCTTCTGTTGCAGATAGTCAGCAGACTTTCAAGCAAGATTACTTTTTACCATTTGAGGAAAGTGAACTAGATTTGACTAATATGAATACTTATATAGCTTATGACCCAGCTATGCCAGATAGAGTAGGTAAAAGAGGTAAAGCAGATAGAAGTGCTATTATTGTTTTGGCTACTGATAGTAAAGAAAATTGGTATGTAGTAAGATGTTATGCAAATAGAGATACTCCAAGCAAGAATAGAGAGTTATTGTTTAACTTAGCCAAGAAGTATAAACCTAACAAAGTATGGATGGAAACTATTGCTGCACAGAGAGCTATGTACTTAGAAATAGTATCTGAAATGAAGAATAAAAGTATTAAGTTTCCTTTTGAAGAAATACCTAGTCAAACTGGTAGTAAAGAAGCTAGAATAGAGCAATTACAGCCATTATATGAGTCTGGAAGAGTGTATCATAACAAGAAAGATAAAGAGATGATAGAGTTAGAAAGAGAGTTATTATTGTTTGGTAGAACATCACACGATGATAGAAGTGATTGTCTAAGTTTTTTTCTAAATAGAGTTAAATATCCAAGAAGAATAGTACAAGATATAGGTAGAAGAAAGATAGATTTCTATGATAAATTCTTTGATAAACCTTCTAGTTCAAGTTGGAAAGTTTTATAGCATAAGTTTAGTTTAAGTATATAATATATACTATTCCACAAATAAGGACTGATATGGAAGATAAAAAGTTAAGTAAATTAAATCAAGATGAATTGTTAAATAAGTTAGAAAACTGGTTTACAGATTCTACTTCATGGGATAAAACTTGGAGAGATAATGCTGAAACTTGGTATGACTATTATCACGGTAATCATTGGACTTCAGAAGAGATTTCTGCATTAGAAGATAGAGGTCAAGCAGTTACTACATATAATCACGTTAAGCCTATAATTGATTCTATCATTGGTTCAGAAAGACAAAATAGACCTAAGATTACTATGGCAGCTAGAACATTAGATGACCAACAAGTTGCAGAAGCTAAAACTAAATTATATGACTATATCCAATATAATTCAAGAACAGATGATGAATTGGATAGAATGATTAAAGATGCTTTTGTTACTGGAAGAGGTTGGTTATATGTTTATCCTGAAGTAGAAGGTAAAACATCTGATATTAAACATTCATTTGTAGATTATAGAGATGTATTTGTAGATAGTCTTTCTAAGAGAGATGATATGACAGATAGTAGATATGTTCATTATGGAGTATTTACTGATACTGATATTATTGCTACTCAATTTAAGAAGTTTACTGAATATAGTGCTGAATCTCCATTTGGATTTGAAACTTCTAGTGATGACCAAATGATTTGGTTTCAAAATGGTAATAGAGATAGAGTAAGATTAATTAATACTTGGTATAGAGATGAAAATGGTGATGTACATACTGTTGTATGGGTTAAAGGACAAATTCTATATTATAAGAAACAACCTTACTCAACTAATAGATTTCCATTTGTACAATATACTATTGAAAGAACTATGGAGAATATGCCTTATGGTATAGTTAAGTCTATGGTATCAGCACAAGATGAAGTAAATAAAAGACATAGTAAAGCTTTACACTATATGAATACCAAACAAGTATTAGCAGAAGAAGATGCTTTTGTAGATATAGAGAAAGCTAAGATAACTTTGGCTAAACCTGATGGTATAACTATGCTATCTGATGGAGCATTAACAAGTGGTAAAGTACAGATAGTAGACAATACTGCTTTAGCTTCTACTCATATTCAAATGATGGATATAGCTAAGAATACTATGTATGCACTAGCTGGATTAAATCCTACATTTGTTGGTCAATCTAGTCAATATGAATCAGCTAAGAAAGCTAATATATCTATATCACAAGCTCAAAACAGTTTAGTTCCTATACTTAACAAGCTTAGAATAGCTAGATATGAATTAGCATATATTACTATGAAATTAGTACCTGATTTCTATTCTAGTGAAAGAACTATTAGATTAATTGAACCAAATGGACAATATTCTTTTATGCCATTAAATACAGTTAAGCTTATGAATGATGATACTATTGCTAGAATCAATGATATGAGTACAGATGATGTAGATATTATTATAGAAGATGCTCCTAGAGGTTTAAATGAAAGAGAAGAACAGTTTAATCAATTATTAACTATTCAAGGTCAAACTGCTTCGCCTTTGCCGATGCACATATTACTAAGATATAGCTCATTAAAAGATAAACATCAGTTGGCTAATGATTTAGAAGGTTATCAAAATATTCAAGCTCAACTACAACAAGTTCAACAATATGCACAACAACTTGAAGAACAAGTTCAAGCTTTAGGTGGACAAGTTCAGCAACAACAATCTCAATTAGTTCAAGTAAATACTGCTAGAGCTGTTGATAAAGAGGTTAGTAAAGTTAAAGATAAATTAAATTCAACACTAGGAGTAATGTAATGGCTTGTAAAGGTAAAAAACCTAAGAAGTAGTCTTATTAGGATACTCTTCGGAGTATCTGTGTAAGGTTATGTATATGTACAGTATATAATCTAAAATTTAATATAGGATGTCAAATGACTACCCAAGATAATAGCCCAGTTGCTACATTAATGAGCGATTTAGGAATTGGCTCAGAAGAATCTACTCCAACTATGGAAGATAATTCAAATAATTCTAACGAATCAATTGCAAATGATTCTGATACATCTACCCAATCGGATGATAGTACAGATAAAGCTAATGCAGAAATACCTGAAGGTAACACAGAAACATTAGAAGAGAAGATAAATAAGATTCAAGCTGAACTAGAGAAAGCTAATAAAAGAATATCTGATAAAGATAGATACATTAATGAGCTTAAGCAGGGAAAGCAAGAAGAAAAAGAGAAAGAGGTATTAGAAGTTGAGCAAGAAGAAACTACATTTTGGGATGACCCAGAAGGTAACTTTAAAAAGATTGCTGAACAACTAAGAATAGCTAATTTAAGAATTGATGAACAAGCATATGCTAGTGATAAACCTGATTACTGGAAAGTAGTTAATGGTGAATCTATCCAAGAAGCATTTAAAGATGATGCATCATTTATGAATGACTTTCAAAGAAGTAATAAGCCTTATGAACTTGCTTATGAATACTTAAAAGCTAGAACAGAAACTAAAGTACAAACTGAAACTAGAACTAGAGAACAGATGAAAGAAGAGTTAAGAAAAGAACTATTGAAAGAATTGGGTTTAAAGAACGATAAAGAAGTTCCACCAAGCATAAACAACATAGGTTCAAATAACTCAACTAGAAAGAATGTAATCGAAGATGGTTTTGCAGCAGTATTTGGTTTAAATTAATAAAATAAAAATATAAAAGGAAATATATATGGCAACTACAAGTATTGGAACTTCACACGGATTAACAGTATCACAATGGTCAAGTGAATTATTTAAAAAGTATCAAGAATTAACATTCTTCGGAAAGTTTAAAGGTGTTGGTGGTAAATCAATTGTTCAAGTTAAAAGAGATTTAGAAAAAAAAGCTGGAGATGCAATTACATTTGGATTCTCTAACTCAATTAGAGGAGCATCTGCTGTAACTGGTAATACTCCAGTAGAAGGTTTTGATGGAACTAACTATGTATCTAACAATCAAGCTATGACTTATAACTATCAAAGAGTTGTAATTGACCAAGTTAGACAATCAGTTAAAATCGCTGGATTAATGGATGAGAAAAGAGTAGCATTTGATATGAGAAATGATGCTAAAGCTCAATTAACAGACTGGATGGCATACAATGAAGATGCTGCAATCTTTACAGCTGTAAACTCTGCTGATGTTGTTTTATCTTCATTCATTACTGGAACTGGTCTTACTTATGATGCTATCGTTGATATGAAAAAGGAAGCTATGTTCCCATCAACTGATAATATTGGAACTGGTAAGAAAACTAGAAAAATTGAACCTATTAAATTAGAAGGTGGAGAAGAGTATTTTATCTTAGGAGTTAATCCTTCAGATGCTGCTGCATTTAGAAAATCTTCTGACTTTAAAACATTCAATCAATATGCTGCTGATAGAGGTATGAACAATCCTATCTTTACTGGTGCATTAGGTGTATTTAATGGTGTTATTGTTCACGAACATTCAGGATTTGCAGCTGGCTCTCCAGTGTTAATGGGTGCTAATGCAGTGTTCTTAGCTTATGGTAAAGAGATTCTATATGGTGAAGATACATTTGACTACGATAACCAAACTGGATTTATGATTGGTTCTGTAAGAGGTGTAGCATTAGCTAAACACGATGGAACTACTGATAACTCTTCAGGTTCAAGTTATGGGTGTATAAAATTTGTGATTGGTTCATAATCAATAACTTTTAACAACACAAAGGTAGGTAGGGAATAACTCCTATCTACCTTTTTTAATTTATAAAGGAATAACAATGACAGTAAGAGAATTGTTTGGTAAGTTAAGAGATAAACTTCAAGATGCTGATGCTATATATTGGGATGATAGTGAGTTCTTAGACTTGTATAATGAATGTAAAAGATATTTAGCTAGTGAGAGAAAAGAGAATCCTACTACTACTTCTTTGGCTTTATTAACTGGAGTAAATGAATATTCTATTGAAGGAATACTTAGATATATTTCAATTAAAGATAGTGAAGGAAAAGTAAGAGAGTTATATCCTGATGATACAACTGGTGATGAAGTATCTAGTGCAGTAATTATCCAAGATTACAATAGAATATATGTTAATACTCCAGTAACTGGTGTAACACTATCAATTAAACATATATCATTTCCTAGTGAAGATAATCTTAATGATGTAATTAGAAGTGGAGATGAAGAATCATTTAACTATTTTATATTGGCTAAAGCTTATGAGAAAGATAATGATATGGAACAATTTCAGAAAGCTCAATACTTTTGGAATATGTTTTTAGGTGCAATGAAAAATGCAAAAAAAAATAGTAGTTTAAATTATATAGATAAAGTACAAACTACTAAAGCTCATTTCTACTAGGAGAATAATATGGCAAAAGAAATATTAGATATTTATGTAGAAAAAGGATATGAGTATGAGTTTAACCTAAACTTTAATAGTGATACTGGAACAGACTTAGAGCCTGAATATGAATGTTGGTTTGAATCTCCAAGTATTGGAACAAAAGAATATACAGTATCTGAAAATATGTTTAAACTAACCCTATCAGCTTCAGATACAAACAAATTAACTGTTAATCTTGAAAAGTATGCAGTATATGTAAGTAACATATCTTCTGGTATACACAGTAAGTTATTAACTGGTAGAATTCATGTGGAAGGATTATAATGAATGTTAATTTGACACCTAACATAACTGGTAAGAATGTTAATATAATTAAAGGTGCTACACAAGCAGATTTAACTAATTCAGTTAATAATAGTAAAACTTATAGAGATGAAGCGGAAGCATTTAGTATAGTATCAGAAGCTAAATCAGTAGAAGCATCTTATAGTGCTTTAAATGCTTCTATAAGTGCTACTACAGCTATTGATAAAGCTATTATTGCAACTACTAAGGCTAATGAAGCAAATAATAGTGCTATCAATGCTAGTGCAAGTGAAGCAGTATGTATTGCTAAAGCTACAATAACAACAGATAAAGCTAATATAGCAACAGCACAATCAGTTATAGCTACTGATAAAGCTAATGAGGCAAGTGTATCAGCTAATACTGCAACTACACAAGCTGGTATAGCCACAACTAAAGCATCTGAAGCTAGTATAAGTGCAAGTAATGCTTTAACATCTGAAAACAATGCAGATACATCAGAAGCTAATGCTTTAACATATAGAAACCAAGCTGAATCGTTTGCTAATAGTATAAATTCTAGTAATTTAGTTCATATATCAGGAACAGAAACTATTACTGGAGATAAAACATTTACTGGAACTGTAAGTGGACTAACCAAAGCAACTGTAGGATTAAATAATGTAGATAATACTTCTGATTCAGCCAAGAATGTATTATACGCTACTACTGCTGGAACAGCTAGTGCTAACGATGTATATGCTTGGGCAAAAGCATCAGTTAAACCTACATATACAGCTAGTGAAGTAGGGTTAGGTAATGTAACAAATGAAAGTAAGGCTACAATGTTTACAAATTCTACTCTAACTGGAATAGTTACTTTGCCTTCTACTACATCTATTGGAACTATTAGTAGTACAGAATTAGGATATATAGATGGTGTAACATCTAATATACAAACCCAATTAGACAGTAAGAATCCTAATTTAGTTAGTGGTACAAATATAAAAACAATAAATGGTTCTACTATATTAGAAAGTGGAAATATAAATCTAGTAGATTTAACCACTAACCAATCAATATCTGGAATTAAGACTTTCTCATCAAGTCCAATAGTACCAACTCCAACAATAGGGACACAAGTTGTTAATAAAGATTATGTAGATGATGTTATTAATACTGCAAGGTTTTTTGCTAAGCCAAGCAGCGGGGCATTATTTATTAAAGTATCTCCTTCTAGTATAAAAATACCTGCTGGATTCAAATATACATCGGGAGCAAATAGTTATAAGCTAGTTACTGATTATACTTTAACACTTGCTTCTAATCTAGTTGGTTCAACTAAAACTGCTGGAACTGACTACTTTGTATATGCTAAGTCAGATGGAACTTTCTATATTAGTGCAAGTGATGCAATTACTACTGATAGATTAATAGGTGGTTTCCACTATGGATTAGTTGGAGAAACTGAAACTGTTACAGGTAATAAAACAGAAGCTATGATGATAGAGCAAAGAGGAATTTGGTCGCATTCTTGTTGGGATTTAAAGTTTAGACCATCTGCAAATGTAAGAGGTAAAAACTTTGCTCATGGTATTTGGGTAGATATTTATTTAGCCGATGAAGATATTGCAATTAGGGGATACTCAAGCCCTTGGAAGTCAGCAGGAGTAAAAGCAAAAATAGCAGCAGGAACAACTGAGTATGGAAGAGCTATCCCAAAAATTCCTTTAGCATTCGGAGGTAATGGTACTTTAACTTATGGAAAATTTACTTGGTTTCAAGCTGCGGAAATAGCAGCTTCTTTAAAATGTTTTCTTATAGATTATGGAAAATTCCCTTCACTAGCCTATGGTATTTTAGAAAATGTTTCATCTTCTACAAATGGTTATGAAACAACTGCTGGTGCAATTGAACATTACCCAAATCTTACAAGTAGATATATGGAACAAGCTGCAGGTGTTCAATGGATTTGGGGTGCTGATTTAGCAAACTATCCAACTGATACAGTTTGGGCATGGAAAGCTAATACAGATGGTAGAGGTCAAATATATTCTACTGATAACTCACCAACTGCGGTGATTTTGGGCGGGAATCGTGGTGATGGTGTGAATGCTGGTTCTCGGGCTTCGGTTTGGAACTTTTATGTTTGGTTCTCGTATTGGAGCTTTGGGTGTCGTTTTGCGTGTGACCACCTGTTGCTTGACTAACGAACGCAAGTGAGTGGAGAAATGCAAAAAAGGCAATCTGAAAGCGGTTTGGTTATCATAGAAAAATATGATAAGTTGAGAATATACTTGGCAAGTTGGATAGGTCACGCAACAAAAGCAGATAGTTATAATCTGCTAAAATTATTAAAATGGGAGTTAGAATATGCAAGATTTAAATATAATACCAATGGTTGATGTTATATCAGAATTGACAAAAAGAACAGTGGTTATGAAAGATACAAATTATGTATTTTTTGATACAAAAGAAAATGTTGAAGATGAAGTTATTGCAGAGGCTACAATATTAAAAGCACAAAAAGAAGAGGAGTTGAGGGTATCTTCAATAAATGATTACACTAAATCAATCATCACAACAAAATATCCTTTAGAAAAGCAATCAAGTGCTAATCTAGGAATATATGGTGATGAGTACAAAAACGAAATGATAAGCTTTATTTCAAATTGTATCACTCTATCAAATGAAGCTATTGAAAACGGTACAAGCTTTGAAGATTACAAGGCTATGCTAGATGTCGACAATAAGGGCAATATATGAGCATATTAATAGACCAATTAATTAAAGAAGATGAAAATCAAATTGAGATTAATAAGAAATGGTACATAGCAAAACCTTTAAATAAACCGTCTTTTGTTCAAAGAGTAAAAGATTCTATCAAAGTATTATGTGGTTATGCTAGAGCATACCATTACTTTGAAGACGAAGGCTATGCTAGATGAATACTAGAAAAGGTAGATTAGTATATTTTAGAGAAGATATAGACAAAAAAGACAAAATAATTTTAAATTAGGGTTCAATATGGAATTTAGTGGATGGATAGTAGCTAATATAGTTACAATAGTTATGTTTTTTATAACAGTAGGATACTACAAAGGAAAAGTAGATACTATTACTAAGGATAATGAGTCATTACATAATAAACTAGATGCATACAACAAGCGATTAGATATACACGGAGATGATTTAGTAAGATTAAATACTAAAGCAGAATTAGCTATAACAGCTAAAGAGGTAGACGAGAAGTATCTGTCTAAGGAAATGTTTAGACAGTTTGAGAAACATATAGATGGTAGATTTGATGGAGTTGAAACATCACTACAACAAATTTTAAATTTTATTAAAAAGGATTAACATTGGTAACAATTATATTAAACATCTTGTTAAAATTATTAACAAGTGAAGCGACAAAAACATTAATAGGTATAGGAGTTAATAAGCTACTAGAACATAAAACTGATGGTATTACAAGTGATATAGCACAAGTTATGATAGATGGAATAGCTAAGTCTAAATCTAATCCAACTACTACTGATGTATTTACAGATGTAGTAAATCAACTAAAGGATTAATATGTTGTTAGAAGATATAAAGCAAGAAGAAGGTTTTAGTGGAACTGTATATAAATGCACAGAAGGATTTGATACAGTTGGATATGGTACAAGAATGCCTATAACCAAAGAAGAAGCTACTTTACTACTAGAGTATAGATTAAAAGCTATGAAAGCTCAATTAACTGGTTATCTATATGATATAGATATAAAAGATGAAGCCTGGGATATACTGTTTAATATGGCTTATCAGTTAGGTGTTAAAGGTGTATTAAACTTTAAGAATATGATTAAAGCTTTAAAAGATAATGATTATAAAGAAGCTAGTATCCAAATGTTAGATAGTTTATGGGCGAAACAAACTCCAAACAGAGCTAAGAGATTATCAGATAGAATGAGTAAACTATGAAATATAAAATGGATATTCAGTATGCAACTGAAAACAAAGAGAATAGAGATATGGTAGTAAACTATTGGTTGTTAGGTCCAGAAATAGCTTCTAATGATCCTAAAGCTAATAAAGACTATTGGACTAAGTTTGCTAAGGTAATTGGAGTTGAAGAATCTGAAGCTAGAAGAAGATTATGTGCTAACTGTGAATACTTTAATAATACTAGAGATAT